GTGGATACTAATGCATTAGGAGAATACTTTCTTGTTATCCACTCAGGTTCTCGTAACTTAGGTGTCAAGGTTTGTGAGTACTATCAGAAGAAGGCAGAGAACAAGATGCTGGTTTCTGACCGGGCGGAAGAGCGTAATAAGATCATTGTTCAGCTGAAGGCTGAGGGTCGTGAGCGAGAGATTAAGAAGACTCTTGATGCTCTTCCTAAGCTCTCTACTAAATACAAGGATCTTGCTTATGTAGTAGGTAAAGATTTCGATGATTACATGCATGACATGGTTCTCTGTCAGGAGTTCGCAACTCTCAACAGACTCGCTATTGCAGATGCTATCATCACTCATTATAACAACTGCATGAAGAAGACTCCTATTAATGTAGTTGATTCCTGGACCACCATTCATAACTACATTGATCATAATGGAATGATTTTGAGAAAGGGATCTGTGAGTGCCCAGAAGGGTGAGAAGTTGATCATTCCTATGAACATGCGTGATGGATCGTTGATCTGTATAGGTAAGGGTAATCCTGACTGGAACTTCAGTGCTCCTCACGGTGCTGGTAGATTGATGTCTCGTGGTGAGGCCAACAGAAATGTTGATCTCGAGGAGTTCAGGGAGTCGATGGCTGGCATCTACACTACCTCTGTATGCGATAGTACTCGTGATGAGGCTCCTATGGTTTACAAGCCAATGGATTCTATCATAGAACAGGTAAAAGATACTGTGGAAATTATAGATATTATTAAGCCAATCTATAACTATAAAGCACATTAATTTATGAATAATACTTGAATAAAAGCATCTGAAAGAATGCCTGAAAGAAATGGCGAATATTTAGTTGTTATTATTACTAAGGATGGTCCATATATTGAATTATGTGACTACAACAATAAAAAGAGAAAATTTACTTGTTGGGATTACTATAATGACGACGTCATAATCTATAAACAAGAAGATGTTGGTTATTGGATGGAAGTTCCAGATTATAAAGATTTAGAAAAATAATTTGGATATTTAAAAAATATTCACTATCTTTGTGTTAGGGTTGTTACAGTAGTGACAACTTGCTGACCAAAAAAGTCTGACTCCGGACTTAATAATGGAGTAATATATTCTCGCTGTGAAGCGATACTTATATTCAAAACAGATTAGAGTACAGTTTATCCATTCTGGTTAAAAACGGATATCTTTCATTTTTCCTCTCCGGACTTTCCGGAAATAGTTCGGAGAGGTTTTATATGAAAGAATAAAAGATATGTTTAATTTAATTATTAAAAAAATGAGAGAAAATTTACATCAATTATTACCTAAAGAACTCCTTCAAGAGGAATTTGATAAAGGCTTATGACATAAAGAAATAGCAGAAAAATATAATATTTCTTGACGTCAAATTTACTATTTAGTTCAAGATTATAATTTAAAACTTCCAAGAAAGAATCAAAAGAAAGTAAAACAGAAATATAAGTGTAGTAAATGCGGAAAAGAGTTTACAATATTGCACGATGGAATTTGTAATAACTGTAAAGCACTACTTGATAAATTAAAAACAGATGACTTTTACGAAACTAGTTCTAATCCATTAAAAGATCAAATTTTCGAACTTCGAAAACAAGGATTGGGTTATAAAAAAATTGCACAAATATTAGGATGCGCCAGTTCTACAGTATCATATCATTGTAATAAAGAAACTCGCGAACGCGTTAGAAAGAAAGTTGAAAATTTTCGAGAAACAGAATTTTGAAAGTATAGTTTAATTAAAAGATTAGATGATTTTAAAAGACGGAAGATTGGAAAAGGAAAATCTCCTTATTCAAAAGATTGATGCAAAAAGTTAAGAACGGCAGTTTCAAGATTTAAACTTAGGAATATGGCAGAGTGTAAGTATTATTACAATTATAAGGATGTTTTAGAATATTTTGGTCATATAGTAAAATGTGGATTGACAGGAAGAAAAATAGACTTAACAAAAGATGATTATCATATCGATCATATAATTCCAGTTAGTAGAGGGGGTACAAATAATTTAGACAACATGCAATTCACAATTCCTGAAGCAAATTGTGCTAAAGGGGATATGTTAAATGAAGAGTTTGTTGCACTTTGTAAAGAAGTTTGTGAGAACTTTGGATATGAAGTAAAGAAAAAAGAATAAAATATATAGTCACGTAGTTTAAATAGCACTAAAAATGGGAATCTTCAAAATTCTTCGATGAGAGTTGGATCCTCTCCGTGACTGCTGATAATCAATAACTTAACAACCTCCACCTAAAGTGGAGGTTTAATTATCTTATGGAAGAATTAGAAAAATATTTGAACAAATGCTATACCGAACGTGATAACGATTATGTATTTGTTTATAAATTAGTAAAACGTGAAGGCCATATTGGATTAATTTGTCATGAAGCAGAAGCAAAACCTGTATTTGTAGCAGTTTATGAAGATTTTCCAGAAATTCATTCATCTGAAGATGTAGAATTTTTAAAATCTTTTATACCGGAGCTTGATGATACATGTAATGCAAAAGTGATTTCTGAAAAAGAATATTATAGTCTTACAGAACAAATTAATAAATTATACAGTCTTCAAGAAGAACAAAAGAAACAAATTAAAGATTTTGTGTATGGATTGGGAGAGAAAGTATAGAGAATTAACTTCTGGATTTTATAAATGTTGTGATGATATATCAGAGCAATATCCAGAATGTGACGATTTTGAAAAATGCATAATTTCATTAAGACTTAAGGGTTGAACTTATGGAAATATTCAGAAAAAATTAGGGATGCCACCTAAGAAGGAAATTAGTAGAGTTTTAAATAAATGAGCTCCAGAAACAGTAGACAATTCTAAGAAAAAAGAAAGTAAGCTTTCTAAATGAGAGTCTGAACTATATAATATTGTTAATAAGCACAATCCATTAGAAGTAGAGTTTGAAGAAGAACCATATCTTTTTTATATTCAAAATAACACTCTTCGATATAAAGAAGAAGATGGTACAATAACAGCCTTTAGAGATATTAATGAGATTATGCAACAACAATTTTTAATTGCAATTAAAGAACAAATCAATGAGTAAATTATTAAATGCTTTTACTGTTAATGGTAATTTAGATGCTGAATTGTGATATACATTACTTTTTGATGAAATCCCATGTTACTATACAGTGTCTGTAGAAGATGAATCTAAGCAATTAGATATTAAAGAAATAACATTTGATAAGTGTAAACATTTATTTAAAGATGTTATTACTTATAGACAATATACAGAAGATACTGAAGAAGCTCCTGATACAGAAGAAATTGAATTTAATGATTCTTCTTTTGTGATAGAAGAAGGTAACATATTAAATTTTAATGGAGAGGCTGCTTGTTCTTTGTATATTATTACTAAACAACGTATTTTTGGTATTACATATAATAAATGTAGAGTTTATTATAGTCCCAATGATAATCTTGAAGAAATTAAGAAGTTTGTGACTGAATTGTGGGCGTGTTTTCCTAAGGAAGAACCCCAAGAAAAGTTGGCTAGGGTTGGATTAATTAAATATAGTCAAGGAGAGTATTATACAAGTTTTTCTAACATTAGAAAAACTCATGTAAATATCGAAGAGAATTATAATGATGACTTTCTACCTGTACATAAAGATATTATTGATTTTCTTAATCAGAGAGAAAGTGGATTAATGCTTTTATATGGTTCTGCTGGAAGTGGTAAGTCCTTCTATATCAGGCACTTATGTTCTACTATTGCAAAAGATTATGTAATTGTTCCGAACAGTGTCGCATCTAGACTAGGAGATCCTGATTTTATTAGTTATATTACATCTTGTAAAGATTATGTTTTTATCCTTGAGGACTGTGAACAGCTTCTTGTAGATAGAGTTGATAATCCTTGGAATAATGCCATTACTACAATTCTTAATATGGCAGATGGGTTATTATCCGATATTGTTAATATTAAGTTTATTTGTACCTTTAATGCAGCTGTAGATAAAATTGATCCTGCGCTTCTTCGTAAAGGTAGATGTTTTGCAAAATACGAATTCAAAGAACTCTGTGAGGAGAAAGTAGCAAAACTTAATGAGAAATACAATCTTGGATTACAGGAAATTAAACCTATGACACTTGCAGAAGTTTATAATGCAGAAAAGACAGATTATTCTGAAGAAGAAAATAAACCCCGTAAAATTGGATTTTAATGGAACTTGGTGAATATCTTATTACTTGCGGTTTCGAGTGTGATGTAGAGATGAATTTGTCTGTACATTTTTGGAAAGATAAAAAATTCGAAATAATTGATAGTACTGAAGTTAATCCTGATAGAAATCTTGGTTGGGAGTTAATTATTTTTGGTCCAAAAGGAGGATATGGGGATTGTGAATTAATTGCCCATACTGATGATCTGGATAAAATGAAAAGACTCCTGGAATTATATAACATAAATCCTCAAAATTATTTTAAGTAATGAAAAAGTTTATTACAATTATTGTTGCAGCTATTACTGCAATTGTGGTATTTAATTCTTGTGCTTGTACTATTGTAGATAATAGTGAAGTTGGTATTAAGTTTAACAAGTTTTCTGTGACTGATCAGGGTAAACTTGACGCCGTATCTTGTTCTGGATACACATTCTTCAATCCTTTTACCACTTCTGTTTTTACTTATCCTACTTTTGTGCAGCGTGTAGACTATCCAGCATTCTCTGTAAATACTAAGGATGCTGCTGTCTTTTCTATGGATCCACTTCTTGCGTATCAAATAGATAGATCGAAAGCTACTGAGATTTTTACAAAATACAGGAAGCCATTGAAGGATATAGAGGCTGGATACATGAGAACTTGTATTTGGGATGCTTATCGTATTACTGCAAATAAGTATACTGCAGATGAATTGATGGCTTCCAGAGCACAATTTGAAGAAGAAGTTAGAAATATGCTTAATAGTAGTCTTGGAGAAGAAGGATTTATTATTCAGGAATTTACATCACAGATTGATCCTCCACAGTCTCTTCGAGAAACAATTAATGCAAAGCTGGAGGCCATCCAAAAAAGCCTCAAGGCCGAGAATCTTGTAAAAGAAGCAGAAGCCAATGCAAAAATTGAAGTAGCAAAAGCAGAGGGTGAAGCAAAGGCTTTGAAAATTAAAGCTGATGGTGAAGCCTATTACAATAGAACAGTAGCAGCTTCTCTTAATGAGCTTCTTGTTCGTCAGTATGCTCTTGAAAGATGGGATGGTAAACTTCCTACTTATAATGGTGGTGCTACGCCTTTCATTAATGTAAAGTAATATGGGTAGTTTTATTATTATTTTAGGATATATTTTATTAATTTGTGAAGTACTTTGGTACTTTACTTGTACTAAACATGAAGATGTACCTCTTATTTTAGTTTTAATTGCAATAATTTTTGGTCTTATTCCAGTAATAAATATTGCTTTATCTTTAGTATATTTGGCTATTTTACGTATGCTCGAAGTAGAAGACTTAATAGAACTTAAAAATAATTGGTTTAATAGAAAATTTTTAGCGTATCGTGAATAATAAATGATTACAATTTGACAGTGAAGCTAGAGCATCCATGCTTAAAGGCATGGGTATTCTAGCAAAAGCTGTTGGATCAACTCTTGGTCCTAAAGGACAATGTGTTGTGATTGATGATTATATTGATGATAAACCTCTTGTAACAAAGGATGGTGTAACTGTTGCTAGAAACATTCAACTTAAAGACAAATTTGAGAATCTTGGCGTACAATTACTTAGAGAAGCTAGTGCTAAAAGCTTATCAGACGCTGGTGATGGTACGTCGAGTTCAGTTGTACTTGCATATGCTTTAGTTAAAAACGTGACAGAACTCATTAATAAAGGCTACAATCCAATCCAAATTAAAAACGAAATACAAAAGATTTATGAAAACATTATTCAAGCTCTTAAAGATCAGGCGATACCAACGTCAGATGAGACGATTGAAATGGTTGCTCGAATATCATCGAATAATGATGCAGAAATCGGTCGACTCATTGCAGAAGCTTTCCAACAAATTGGCAGAGACGGTGTCATCACAGTAGAAGAATCTTCTAGCGTAAGAACTTATACTGATACTGTTAATGGCATGCAGTTCGATAGGGGTTATGAATCTCCTCATTTTGCAACTGATTCAATTAAAGGTACTTGTGAATTAGAAAAACCTCTTATTTTATTGACTGATAGAAAGATACAACTCATGAAAGAGATTGTACCAATCCTAGAAATTGCAAATAAGAAGAATCGTTCTATTTTGTTAATTGCAACAGATTATGATAACGAAGTAATTCAGAATCTAAAAATTAATAAATTAAGAGGTATTTTGCAAGTCTGTGCTATTAAAGCTCCTTCTTACGGTGATTATAGAATTAAACTTCTTGAAGATTTGGCTATTATTACCGGAGGAAAAGTAGTTACTTACGAATCTGGATTGGATTTACAGAAATGTGATGAGTCTGTTCTTGGTTCATGTGCACGAGTAATAATTACGCGTGATAATACTACAATTATTGATGGAAATGGCAATAAAGACGTCATAAAAGCCCGTTGTGAGCAGATTAAAGAAGAGTTGAAGAATCTTCCAGATTCGATGGATAAAACGTTTCTAGAGGAGTTTGACGCTCTTAGACTTGCTAGGATAAGCGGGGGTGTTTCTACTATCCATGTTGGTGGTACTACTGAATTGGAAATGCGAGAGAGAAAAGACCGTATTGATGATGCAGTATGTGCAACTAAAGCAGCTATTGAAGAAGGAATTGTTCCTGGTGGTGGGGTATCATTTATTACTGCCAGAGATAAAGTTATTAGAACTCTTGGTAGAGAACCTACTGAGTGTGAAATGGCTATCTTAAATTCATTGTTTGCCGTAGAAGATACAATCATTTCTAATTGTGGTCTTAATCCAGAGGAAATCAAGGGTATTGACGGAGAAGAGTCATATCCAACTAATTGGGGCTTTGATGCAAATCACATGAAGTGGACTAATATGCTTGAAACAGGAATCATAAATCCTGCAAAAGCAGACAGAAGTGCATTTGAGAATGCATTTTCTATTCTTAATTTGTATTTAACAGCAAATACTCTCGTAGTCAATGAAGAAATAACGTTCTAATGAAAGAAGATATAATTTTACTTGCTCGATATGGGTATAAGCATTATTTAAAACACATCCAGAATAATATGTGGTCACTCGAATGTGATCCAAAATCAAGTGGTTATTTTCGTATAATTGGTGATCCCGGTGATATTCAAGCAATTGATCCTGATGGTGGGCCATTTCTATCTATAGGAGATAAGGTTGGAGATTATCATATTAAATCAATTACAATTGGTGGATTAATTGAGTTAGAATAATGTATTATGTTCATCTCGTAATAGATTTAGCATTACTATTAATAATAGGTGCTATTATTGGAAATGAACGGCAGAAAACACATGGTATTATTGGAATTCGTTCTGTTACTTTAGTGTTATTAGGTTCATTTATATTTACACTTATTTCTACTTTTGTAGGTGGAGATCCATCTCGAATAATTGCACAGGTAGTTAGTGGTACTGGATTTATTGGAGCTGGATTGATTTTTAAACGTGAAGCAGATAATATCAATAATGTTACAACAGCTATACTTATTTGGTGTTTGTCTGCATTAGGATGTCTTATAGGATTAAGTCATCGAATTGAAGCAGTGATTATTGCTATTGTTATAATGTTAGTATTAAAATACTATAAAAAATTATTTGACAATGAAAAAAGTTAAGTATTACTATTCTGAACCTGTACATCTAAGAACGATGAATGTTTTAACTGATGCTGAAGGTAATCCAATTTATATTCCGGATGCAAAACCAGTTAAAGTTAAATCACTTCCTAGAATTACTGTAGCAGCGGTTTGGGATACGAAAACAGATAAAATAACCTTTGGTAGTGCTATTTGTGCTCCAGCAGATGTATTTAAGAAGTCTATTGGTAGAGATGTGGCACTGAAAAGGGCAAATGAATTTCCTGAAGTTACCGTTCGTTTAACGAAACGAAACAAGATTAGGGAAATTTCTAAGAGATATGCTAATCAGCTTATTTCTCAACATTTAAGTAAATATGTTTGCACTGACTTTTAACGGTCGATTTGAATTAAAGTACCCAGAGGAGTTCTTACAAGATATGCAAGAACTCCTCAAAAAATATAACGTTGAATATTTTGGTAGAGTCCAGACAGAAAATCTTGGAGAGTATGTAGATTTCCAGAAAGTTGAAGAAGTTCCTGAAGAAGAATCACATGAATAGGTATATTATCTATACAGACGGCTCTTTAAAAGGTACTACTACAAAACGAGGTGGTTATAGTGCAATTATATGTGATGAATCTGAAAATATTATCAGAGAAATATATGGCGGATTTATTAATACCACATCAAATCGAATGGAAATCAAAGGTGTTTTAGAAGGATTAAGATATGTAGAAGTACCTTCTGAAATCACAGTAATTTCTGATTCTCAATATGTTGTTAATACTATTAATGAGGGTTGAATTAATACAATTATCTCTCATCCTGATAGATTCGCAAATGTTGATTTATGAATAGAACTAGCACAACTTTTGCAGTATCATACCATAACATTTGTATGAACAAAAGGACATGCTAATAATGAAATGAATAATTATGCTGACAAATTAGCACAATTTGCAGCAAAATGTTTAAATTTACCAGAAGATGAATATTTTAATAACAGTAAAGAGAGTCGGAAACCATTGGTACCCGAATCTGAAACACGATGATCCGATGGATTTAATACTAGACAGGAAAATGGAGAAATTGTGTACTCGTTTGGATAAAAACAATGTGGGACAATTAACCTTCTTGTTAGCAGAGAATCATAGTTGGACTACTAAGAATGATATTCAATTTGAAGATGCAGACATTTGGAAATGGTTAAATAGTACAGCTGTGTTTCCAGTACGAATGTACATTGGAGACCACCAATTTGAAGTATCTACTCTTTTGATGGATTTGTTTGAGGAACAATTTAATACTAATTTTCATAAAACTTATTATAGTATAGAGTTATGTGATATTTAGTAGAAGAGTATAAATGAGATAAAGAAGGTGAACTTCAGTATTATCATTTAGTGGATTCTAAAATTGTAAAAAGTACTAAAATCAAAAATGGTGAACATAAAGATGGTTCTTTATTTGAAATAACTGAAATTGAAGATTATGAAGTTAAAGGAACAAGAAGTAGAAAAAGTAGGAATGAATAAGGAACTTTATGATTTATTCATCAAATTGATTCAACTTGAATATAATAAAGCAAGTTTCCTGAAAGGAGCAAAGTTTTATTGTTGGTCTAGAGGGATGAACAATAACGTGAAGTTCTTCAAGAAAATAATAGACGCTTGTAGTAAATGTAAGTCTGAATTAATCTGACATTTACTTAGTCGTTTTGAAGAAATTCCTGAATTTAAAGTCAGTACTATTAAAACTGATTACGAATCTGTAGAGGCAGTTTTTACTGCATTTGCAGAATTGGAAGATGAATATGTAGAATTGCTAGAGAATGTGGCTAAGAAAGCACACGAAACAAATGATGTTGAAGCACTCGCATTTCTTCTTCCTATTATTAAAGAAATTGACCATATTGCATGTAGGGCTATGGAAGCCGTTAAAAATGAAGAAGATCCGCTCTCTTTAGTAGATTCTCGATCTCTTAACTGTTAAATTGTGAGAACAACATTTCATGCTAAAATGGTCGCAAAACAAGATGATTTCTATCCATTAATGGTATTCCAGAATTTAGATGAAAGAGATAATAGTTTATTACGATACGTAACTGTCACTCTATTACCTAATTGAAATGGAAAATTACCAGAATTAAATGAAATAGGATTTTTATCTTGTGAATACGTTGATGCTGGAGAAGAATACTATCAGCGTAGTACAGGAAATAAAGAACAGTATAAATATACTAGTTGTTATTTCCTTAATTTTATAAAAGAACAACAAAAACAAACAACAACAGATTATAAATTTTAAAGATATGAGTGATTTAGGAGATAAACTCTCTAAAGCAATTGAAAAGAGAAATAACGATATTAATTCATGAACTTGAATTACTAAGAACGGAGATGAGGTTAGACTGATTGATATGGCTGCCGATGAACTGCAAAAGTGTTATACACATACATTAGACATGCTGTATCGTACGACTAACTATAAGTTTGGCAAATATGAAGTAAGAAAGAATATTCATAGGATTTATAATTCTTGTAATGCAGAACTAATGCATAGATTCATTCAGCATGAATTGAACACAGAAATTTTCAAAACTAATAGAGATATTCTTGATTACATCAATAAATTTAAGGAAGATAATCATTTTACGAATGATGATCTTATTACAAATATGTTTGATGGTCTTCCTAAAGAGTATGAAACTCTTACCATTGGAGATCTTGTAAAAGCTTGTTTGGACAGTCTTGAACCGATTAATCGCCGTTTAATATCTAACGAATTTATTATGTCTTTGGGAGTTTGGCTTACAGATGAAGATAAGAAGGATTTGACAGAATATAATAGTCAGCACAAACTTCGTCCTTGGCTACAAGTAATGAAAGAAAGATTGTTTATTGATGGAGGTTTCTTTAGAGTAACTCCTTCTGGACTTTCTTATCCTGAACTTCGTAGTCTTATTAATCTGGAATCTCGTGCTAAAGTATCTACAGTTCCTTCTGCAACACTGAGATTGCTTCGTGACAAAATTCTGCTTATGCTTGATCAAGATCTTGAATACCATATTAAGAAATGGAGTGATCTTGAACATAAGATTGAAGAAGTCGCTAAATATAAAGGTTGGGAACTTGTAAATAAATATAATAATAAATAATGATCTACCTAGTTACTACACAAGAAAAACTTAAAAATCTTGATTTTACAATTATTTCAACGGAAGAAGCATTAAATATGATGGAATCATGAAAGGTTGTACAATTCGATAGTGAAACAGACGGTAGAGATGCTCATGTTAATGATTTTCTTTGTGTACAATTTGGTAATGATGCAACAGATTCTCGTATAGTAGTAGATACTACAACTATAAATATTCAGTTATTTAAGGGTATTCTAGAGTCTAAATTAATCATTGGTCAGAATTTAAAATTCGATTTACAATTTCTTTATAATTATGGTATTATACCACTAAAAGTGTACGATACTATGATTGTAGAGCAGGTATTATATTTAGGATGTTCAAATAAACCTACTGATTCTGATTTTATCAGTATGAGTTTACATTCTATAGCTTTACGAAGGCTAGGTATTGATATTGATAAAACTGTTAGAGGAGAAATTAGGTGACGTGGATTGGATAGAGATGTTATCTATTATGCTGCTGGTGATGTAACATATCTTGAAAAGATAATGTGAAAACAAGTAGCAGATTATAGAAAACAAAACAGTAAAAAAGCAGTAAAGCTTGAATGTGACTTTGTTCCTGTTATTGCTTACATGGAATGGTGTGGAATCAAGTTAGATGAAACCAAATGAAAGGCTAAAATGCAAAAAGATAAAGAACACCTACAAGAAAGTATTGAAGCTCTTAATCATTTTGTAGAATCTAATCCAGATCTAAGAGAATTTACAGAAGTTAATTATGAAGGAGATCTTTGGTCAGGATTTGATTTAACGCCTAAATGCACAATTAATTGGTCTTCTTCTTCTCAAATTATTCCTTTAGCTAAAAAGTTGGGATTCAATGTAATTGAAACTAAAAATGGTACTTCATCAGAGTCAGTATCAGAAAAGCATCTAAAAAAGCAAAAAGGAATTAACGATGAATTTCTTCGACTATATTTTGGGAAAGGAGAACCAGATGACGAAGATTATTATCCCGGTTATTCAGGTTCTGCTAAAGTAGTTTCTTCATTTGGACAAACTCAATTAGATGCTATAAATCCTAATACGGGAAGAATTCATACTGCTTATAGGCAACTAGGTGCAGACACTTCCAGAATGTCATGTGGTTCTAAACAACCTAATGAAGATCTCGCTAGATTGAAGCATCTTCCTCCAGAGAGATGTAAATATCCTAATATGCAGCAGTTACCTCATGATGCAGAAACTAGAGCTTGTTTTGTTGCGGAAACTGGAAATCTTTGAGTATCATGTGATTACAGTGCAATTGAAAGTCGATTGGGTGCAGATATTTATAAGGAACAATCTATGATTGATGAATTTCTTCATGGAAGTGGTGATATGCACAGTCTGGTCGCAAAAATGATTTTTCCTGAACTAAAGAATGTACCTATTAAAGACATTAAGTCAAAATATCCACATCTAAGGAGTAAATCGAAGCCCGTCGAATTCAGCCAGCAATT